CAAGTGTTAACGATAATATTCAGACTAAGATTAATAAATCGCGTAATGAAGTGATTTTGTCTGCCAATTTGGAGTATCAATGTGATCCTCATGTTTTGAACATGATGGATTGGGTACACCGGATGACAACTGAGCTTTATATTATAGGAGTTTGTGGATGGTTATATGCTAGATTTTGCGTTAATCCTTCTGGAAAGCTTAATACAGCAACTGACAATACAATGGCTCTCATGCTAGTATTTCTTTATACGATTGCGTGTGACTGTTCTACTTTGTCAGAGATTATAGCTATTTATTATGACTCTCCTGTGAAATTGTTTGGAGACGACTCTGTTGTCCAGTATAAACCTTGGGTTGATAAGTTGATATTTCGCGCAAGGCATTTAGGTTTCGACATTAAATGGGAGTGTCCCAAATCGAAACTTTCTGGAGCTCGTTTCCTCAATGCAGGATTCCATTTCTCTGGCACGATGTGGTACTTTAAGCCAAACTTTGAGAAAATACGTGCTTCTATTTTCTTCATTTTCAAGGCCAAGTCTTGGCGTCTTGCTTTTGTTAAAGTTTGTGCTTATCGACAACTGGTTTTTCCCTTCAAGGAATATCGTGATGAAGCTGATCGATTTATACGTTATATTTTGACCAATCATGATCAAGATATGCGCAATGAGTCGGCTATGGATTCTAAGATTACTTATGCGTCTGCACGTGCTAGTTTGATGTCAGATGCTGAGAATCAATTTCTTTGTGGGGGTTTGGAAGTTGGTGGTATTCCTGCCGGCTTTCAGCCAGATGACCAAGATCGAAAGTGGGCTAACTGCTGGAAGTCTGCAGCTTTCAGTGGTGTGTTTGAGTGTTTTTCTGACGTGCAATAGTTTATATCATCAGAAATAATCTCAGAGGCTAGCCTTTGATTTGTACGATTAAGTTTTCATTGTTTTGTGTTTGCTTGTTTTGTTTTTGTTTATGCTTCTTTTCTGGCTGGTTGCTTCTTTGGCGCGTGCTTTGATTGATTCAGTTGTTGAAACTTTTGTTTTCCGAGTTGAGACGGAAGTTGAAAACTTCACTGAGTACGTTGTTATAGGAGTTTCTAGTTAGTTTGTTGGGATGTCTAATACTAATGTGTCTGTTGGTCAGCGTATGTTGGATAAGGTTGGAAAAGAGCTTGGTATGTCTGATTGTGGCAAAGCTTGGGTTACTGCCGCTTTGGACCCTTTTCATGATACCATTATAGAGAACTATGCCGGTTATCCTGATAATGATGAGTCACCATCTGTTCAGCAGGTTGTGAAGTCGTCTTATACCGTCAATGCTCCTAGTGGTGTATCTACAAATTGGGATGCGCACATTTGTTTCTTTCCCTGGCAAGGGCAAGCTACGAATGTTGTTACAGGTGGCAGTGTCTTCAGTTCTACGGGTCCGTATGAGAATAATGCGGGGCCTTTTGAAATTGGAACTGGAGCTCCTGATACTTTCCAAGGTTTGATGGTTGATGCGGTTCAGTCTGGGACGAATACTTATCTTCAGACTACCACTACTCCCACCTGCCTTGACTTTGTTCAAACTCAGACTTATTGCCTCAATCAGTGGAGGTTGGCTGCTATTGGAATTGAAGTCATAAATACAACCGCTGAGCTTACTGCTCAAGGGTTGGTTACTTCTTATCGTGCTCCTGTTCCTCAGCGTTCTTCGAAATCTACCATTACTGCAGTGACTGCTGCCGGTTCGGCGCCAGTTACTTTGACGTATGGTTCCGTTGAATGTATAATTGCCTCTACTCCTCCTCAGACTGTTGCTGAAGCTCTTCTTCTTCCTGGGACCGTGCAGTGGAAAGCTAAGGATGGAGTTTATTTGGTTCCTACTTTGAACTCTACCAATCTTACTGTTGGTTCTGATAATACGTGCGTGATTACAAATGATGCCACAACTGGTGTCATTCGTGGTATTAATAAGTCTGCAGTGGTTGTAAATGTTGGTTCTGTTCTCATTTTCGCTGCTGTTTGTCCAATTGGGTTGAATTTGACTGATTTTAATATGGCTGGTTCATATTTTACTGGTCTTTCAAATTCTTCTTCATTGACTATTAATGTCATTAAATATTACGAGCGTTTTCCTGCTCCTGTTGACCCTCTAGACACTCCTCTCGTTGTCCTTGCTAAGCCTTCTTGTCGTTATGACCCTGCTGCTCTTGCTCTCTATTCTGCTGTTATCCGTGAAATGCCCGTTGCTGTTCCTCAGCGATATAATGGACTAGGAGACTGGTTTAGAGATGCGATTCAAACTGCTAAAGATATTGTTTCTCCTGTTTTGAGTGCTATCCCTCATCCTTTAGCTATGATGGGAGTTGGTGTTTTAAATGGAGTGGCTGGTCAGATTACTAAAAAGTATGGCAATGAGGAGGAAAAAAGTATGCCACCACCAGGTAAGATTTATATGCCGCAAGGCAACCAGAGTCAATCTTCTCCTAGTAAGTCTGTTGTTAAGCAGATTGCTTCTATGTCTTTGAAGAAGAAGAAGAAAAAGACTGGTGCTAAAATGGTGGTGATGAAGGCTCCTAAAAAGAGCTAGTTTGGATGTCAGTGATTGATTGCTCATGTTTGTTTTTTTGCGTGAGACTATTTTGCTGTTCGATGATGAAGTAATACGGTTGTTTACAATCGTAGGAGGTCATTGTCTTTGTCTGTTTAGAGTGTGCTAAACCCGTGAGGGAAGCGCGCCTTGATTGGGAGTAATCTTTTAATCTGTTGGCGTTTTTTGCACTCGTTGAGCTAGATGTCTCTTGAAAACATCTCACTATTCCTCAGTCCGTACCATTTTCCTTTATCGGATAATAATGTTCGGGTAGCTGTGGTTGAGTGTTGGGAGATTGTGAGTAGCGTGGACCCTTGTGTCACGTGAACACGCCCAAAAAAAAAAAAAAAAAAA